GGAGAGAGATCGCCATCATTGTATCTATTGTGGTAGTCCGTATGCCATGCCAAACGCACATTATTTAAGCAGAGGGGCACATGGCGGACTTGGTATAGAAGAAAATATAGTGACATTATGTATGAATTGTCATCACAACTACGATAATGGAAAATCTAAACAGGTAAAAGAGGCTATTAAATGCAAAATAGAGGCTCATTTAAAGAGTTTTTATCCAGATTGGGAAAATATATCATTAACATATAAAAAGAGGCCATAAAGCCTCGTGTTTAATTTAATTTTAATGCTGTTTCTATACTTTTACCATCTTTAATTTTTTTCCAAGCTGTTTGATAATTTATATTATATATTTTACACCAATCACTTAATAATTTTGTTTCTCCTTTTATTTCAAAAAGCAATTTTCCGCCACTTTTTATAACTGGTTTGTTTAATGCTTCTTCAATGGATAATCCAGCTTTTAACCTATCACTCAATGTTACTATATTTATATTATATTCTCTAGCCCATTGTGCTAAAGTTTTTTCTTTTCCATTGCAGGTTATATTTCTGTTGTTTCTTCTATTATTATCTTGTACCTCTTTAGTTACCCATCTACAATTAGATGGTTCATAATTTCCGTTTACATCTATTCTATCAATGGTTAATCCTTTTTTATATCCATTATTAATAGACCAATCATAAAAACTTCCTGGATTATTAATCCACTCATCACACATTGTTATTCCTCTACCGCCATATCTTTGATAACCATTAGTAGTAGGATAATAGCATCTGCAATACATACTATGTCTTATTGTTATTAATCTTTTTTTATCTTCTTTGTTCCTTATATACCTCCCACAACAAAGTATTAGGGAAGCAGTTGTGGTACTTCCCTATAAAAATTATATCATATTATTACGATACTTTCCAAATATATTCAATTTTTTTGTCAGTGCAATCCCATGTATCTATTATATAGCCATCTATACAAGTTGTTATGTGTCCTGGAGTTGTTATTAGATATCTACCAATAGGGTGGTTTTCCGTAAATTCTCCTATATATATTTCATTATAGGGAATCCTTTTAAATCTTTTATCTAAAAAATTCCTAACAAATTCTCCGTTATCCATCATCTGTCCTTGTTCCATTGCACTTTTACATATTTCTTTATAAGCTTCTCTCCATGTTATATCCATTACTGTTGAATATGCTCTAGGAAAACAATCATCTATAAAGTTATTATGACTATTTGCATTATAGTATTTATACATTACATCTCACTTATCTTCATAAAATGTTTTCTAACTATTTCTTGTTCTTCTGGTGATGTTGCTTCTTCTTTTATGGTTTTAGCAAACTTAACTAATGCGTGTAACATATATTCTAATTCTTTAAGTCCATCTTCTTTGGCACCATAGTTTCCTCTATTATATTCATTTCGAGCATCTTCATAAGCCTCATAAGAACCTCTCATACCATCCATATATTTTCCTGCTCTATAACGTGAGTCTACTCCTCTGCGGCCATATTCGTTATATTCTCCATAACTTCTATTATATTCTCCATAGTTACCATAATTTCCATATCCATTATTCATACTTTCTACCTCCTTTAAATCTTTGTAAATATCTACTACTTTATATAAATAATCTATATCAGTAGCATCTAGATTCATTGTTCCAGCTTTTTCAATATATTCACAAAGTTTTTTTATTGTTTCTTCCATCATCCTCACTCCTTTCTTTAAGAAGTTTGATTATTTCTTCATTTTGTTTAATTATTTTTTTAAGATAAATTTCATCTTGAGTTTGTAGTTCTTGCATTAAATCACTATTGTTGTAATCTTTAAATAATATTTGTAGACTTAATGCTTGCAATACTAAACTTAAGTTATCTACCTTATTCATCGGTTTAACCTTGAAATACTAAATGTAGCATTAGTAATAATTGCTTGTGTGGTTGCTATTGGTGTTGTAGGATCTGTTGGTGTTGGTACACTTGATACACTTTGTACTGATATATTTGTTGTTCCTCTAGGACATACTCTTAGTTTCTTATCAAAAGAAATTGTCTCAAAATCATCAGCTGCTGCAAGTGTTACAGCTCTTACAGTATCAGGAATTAATACTCCATCTTGAAATAATCCTACTGCTACAACTCCAGGAGTTGCTGTACTTACAGAAGCACTAAATTCTACATCATAATATCCTGTATATCCATTTCCAAATATCTTAAAGTTAGGGTTGCCATTTGAATAATCTAACCATCCGTTATAATTACAAGTAGCACATCTAGTTCTTATGTCAGTTTCATCAAAAGTTATTGGGCTTGCATTACTTGGTAATGCTAATGGTTCATTTATAATTGTTTCTATCATTTTTATCTCTCCTTTCATAAAAAAGAATAGGACTTGCCTATTCTCAACTGGTTACATTTTGTGACCGTTTAGCAAGTTCTCGTATTCGAGTTAGTAGTAATCTACTCTATGCTTAAATAAATTGGCTAGTTGTGTTAAAACCACATCCACATCCACTATTAGGACAACTGAATATTGCTTGATTGCCGTACACTGGGACTGTTCCAACAGGGCAATTTTTCAATTCATTGTAGATATTTGAAGTAATTGCTTGAGTTTGAGCAATTTGAGATGCAGCTAGATCTTTCATTAAGATTTGTCTATTTAATTCATCTATCTTAGAATCTTTTTCATCTAATCTATCTCTGAAGATTTCATCAATAATCTTTTGAGTATTAGCAGTTTGATTTACTAATATATCTTGACCAATTTGTCTTAATACTTCTCTATCAGAACAGTTTTCACTAATAACAGTTGCTTTTAGGTCTTGTACTCCTAAACGATTTTCGCAGCAGCAACTTGCTAATTGACTTTGAAGATTAAACATTTGGTTCATATCTGCCATTTGTCTATTAGCAGCAGCAATTTCACTATTGTAGAATCCATTTGTAATTGCTCCAGTTATATCTGCAGTGCTATTACATAACTGATTGCTTAAAGCATTAATTCCATCTCTTGTACCTTCAAGTTGGTTTGATAGGTGTAATGTGTCGAATCCTTGATTAGTGTTAGACATAATTTCTTTTTGGCCGTTGCTTAACCAAGCATAACCATCATCAAATCCACCATTTCCAAATCCGAATCCGTTGTTATTGTTTCCACCCCAGATAAGTGCCAATAAAACAATTAACCAAAGTGCTCCGTCTCCACCAAAACCACCAAATCCACCGTTGTTTCCATACATTACTGGATATGGATAACCTTGATTAGTAGCTAGTTCAACAGTTGGTTGAATACCTCCGTTCCTTTAATTCCCTCCTTTCCTAAATTTCTATATCAACACATTGTGTAGATACCTACTTTAATTTATTAATTACATCAGGAGAAAAACCCATTTGTTCCACTTGTTTATAAAACATTTTCATTTGCTCTGGGCTTTTTTGATTAGTTATTTGTTTGAATAAATCTATAGGATTGCTTTTGCTTTGTTGGGCTTGTTCCACCATTTTAAACATCTGTGGATTCCTTGCTTTCAACTGATTCATTAACATTGTCATCATTTGATTTTGCATTTTCTTTCATCCCTTTCTTTAAATCTTCTATTTGAGCTTGTAAAAACTCTATCTGAAGGTCTTTTTCGTCTTTCTTAATAATTTCCTTTAGTTCATAAGTTTTCGTGTCTCCTGAGATATTTTTAACCCATAAGATACTCATATCTTTACTAAAGAAAGGTGTATTTACATAAACAGCTTCTTTTTGCACATCTTCTAAAGAGTTAGCAAACCTCATCATTTCTTTATTAGGTGCTAATTGAAAGTTTTGTGTTAAATTTGTAGGTTGCATAGGTTGTTGCATTTGGTTTCTAATGCTTTCAAGTTGTTTTATCTGATCATTTATCCTATCCATGTTTTGTTGTTGCAAATAAGGATTGTTAAACATAATATCCCTCCTAAAAAATGAAAAGAAGAAAAACTTAGTACTTTTCAAATAGCGTTTTAAACTACTCTAATAAGTGTTTTTCTCCTTTCCTGATTAAATTATGGCACAAAAAAAAGACTAGGAATTACCTAGTCTTTGCACGATTCTTGTGTGATTATAGTACTTTTTTAATTTTAAATTTTATTTTCTTTATTTCTTTACTTATTTTGGATTCACTGCAATTCTCTTTCATAGACATTTCTACTATACTTAATTCATCCTGTCTATATTTTATTATTCTTTCTTGCATAGGAGTAAAGTGTATTTTGGACTTTATATAATCTATCTCATTATTTGTGAACTCTAGTTTTAGCAC